TCAAAGCTTCACGGGATCAGGTATGGAGAGCTTGTCACGATCACTGCAGGATCTGGTATCGGCAAATCCAGCTTCTGTCGTGAGCTTGCAACTCACCTTCTACAGCAGGGGGGACGGGTCGGTTATCTGGCGTTGGAAGAATCCAACCGTCGTACAGCTCTAGGCTTGATGTCTGCAGCTGTTGGAAAATCACTACACATTGGAGAACATGAACGATCTGCCCTCAGTGAAGCTTATCAGGAAACTCTTGCTAAGTGGAATCTTTATCTTTTCGATGGCTTCGGTAGCTTTGATCCTGATATCATTTACAATCGGATCGAGTACCTCGCTGCTGGACTCGACTGCCGGGTTATATTTCTAGATCACTTGTCTATTTTGATGAGTGGTTTGGATGGTGATGAACGTAGGATGATCGATCAAACTATGACCAGACTGCGTTCACTTGTTGAACGTACAGGTATTGCCATGTTCTTGGTATCACACTTAAGACGTACATCAGGAGATCAAAATCATGAAGAAGGAGCCCGTGTTACACTGGGACAGCTTAGAGGATCTGCAGCTATTGCACAGCTATCTGACGCAGTTATCGCGCTCGAACGAGATCAACAGGACGGAGGTAAACACTCTGATACAACTGTTAGAGTCCTCAAGAATCGCCACACTGGGGAAACTGGTATCGCAAGTACTTTAAGTTATGACCTATCCACTTGTAAATTCAATGAAACTACAGTCGAACGAGAATTTGATCCAACAACAGACTTCTGAATTGAAACGACCTAACCCACCTACACCAGAGATGGTAGAGCGTGCCAAGTTTGTCGATAAAACGTACCGTTGGAACGGTAGGTAATGTTAATTTTTGATCTAGAAACAGACGGTCTTTACAATGATGTTACCACGATCCACTGTTTGGTTATCTTTGACACGGAGAGTGAAGAGACTATGGTCTTTAATGACCACGGCTCAGCCCAACCGATTGTTCGCGGTGTCGAGCTACTCGAAGATGCTGATCTCATTGTGGGTCACAACGTTATTAATTATGATCTTAACGTTATCAGTAAGCTCTATCCATGGTTTAGACCTGTTGGTACTGTCGTGGATACTCTTTTGCTTAGTCGTATTTATCACGCGGACATGATGTCGCTTGATAAGAAACATAATTGGAAACACATGCCATTGCAGTTATACGGCAGGCATTCACTTGAAGCTTATGGACACAGACTAGGTGAATTTAAAGGTTCGTTTGGTGCCACTACTGATTGGAAAGAGTGGTCCCAAGAAATGGAAAACTATTGTATCCAAGACGTTATTGTCACCACCAAACTATGCAAACATTTCCAACCCTACCTGACTACGTAACTCTTGAACATGACGTTGCCCGAATCCTCAACAACCAGGAACTGCATGGATGGCGCTTTGATGAGCGCTCTGCATGGGAACTTGAGTTTACTCTCAGACAAGAACTTCGAGAAACTGAAGAACTACTTCGCAACCAGTATCCTTTTGTCGCAGGATCGGAATTCACTCCTAAGCGAAGTAACAGCCGGTCTGGATATGTTGAAGGATGTACCTTCACCAGATTGAAAGAGTTAAACCCTTCATCGAGAGATCACATCGCATGGGTATTGCAAACACATCACAAATGGAAACCCAAGTCTTTGACCGCTACTGGGAAGCCTATTATAGACGAACCAGTTCTGAAGGATATAGGCACTCCGGTTGCTTTGCAGTTCCTGCAGATTTTGACGATAACGAAGATGCTGGGAATGATATCCGAAGGAGAGAACGCGTGGCTCAAGCTTGTTACGAACTCTAGGATTCATCACCATTGTTCAGTAGCTACTAACACACATAGATGCGCACATCGAAGACCCAACCTTGGGCAAGTCCCAAGTGATGGACGATTTAGAAAACTTTTCATACCAAGTCCGGGTCTGGTCATGGTCGGCGCTGATCTTAGTGGGATTGAGTTGCGTATGCTTGCTCATTATCTTGCCAGGTTCGACGGCGGAAGATATGCCAAGATCCTACTTGAAGATGACATCCACCAAGTGAATGCTGATAAGATCGGCATCTCACGTAAACTTGTTAAGACTGTTACCTATGCCTTTTTGTATGGTGCAGGTGATGAGAAAATCGGACACAGTTATGACGAACTTCTTTCATCCACGGCAGCCAAGAAGAAAGGAAAAGAGATCCGACAAGCCTACATTGAAGCGATTGATGGACTCGATAAACTCTTGGAGGGCATCAAGAAGGCTGCAGAGCGTGGATATATCAAAGCTATCGATGGTCGAAAAATTGCAGTGGATAGCTCGCATAAAGCGTTGAACTATTTATTGCAATCCAGTGCTGGTGTTATTGCCAAACGCTGGATGGTCATCAACGATCAAACAATAAAAGATGTGGGTATCTGCGCTAGTCAAGTCGGATTCATCCACGATGAATTACAATTTGAAGTAGATCCCACCCATGTTAAAGACTTATCAACATCCTTGGTACACGCATCTCTCCAAGCTGGAGAGTACTATAACCTCAGAATCAAAATCGATGCTGAGGCGTCAAGCGGAGCCAACTGGGCAGACACACACTAACCACCACCACCATGAGAAGCAAATCATTGATGGGCGCAAAGACGCTCACCCCATTCAAATCGAAGAAGACACGGCAAGGTATGGGGAAAAATAGCCGACCAAAAGCTGGTAAGAAGAAGTACCGAGGTCAAGGTAAATGAGTTTACTTATTGATGCTGATTACATCGTCTACAAAAGCTGTGCTTCTGCTGAAGAAGATCTAGACTTCGGTGATGATGTCATCATGGTTGTCAGTAAGTTCTCTGAAGCTATGAATAATGTCAAGAGAGAGCTGAATAATATTCAAACTCATTTCTTTGACAGTGACCTAATTTTGTTCTTTAGTGATTCAAAAAACTTTCGTAAGGAGCTCTATCCTGATTACAAAGGTCATCGCAATCGAAAGAAACCATGCGGATATAAACGTGTGGTCAATGCTCTTAGACAAGAGTATGAAGTCATTGTGATGCCTACACTTGAAGCTGATGATGCTCTTGGTATTTATGCCACAGCACATCCAGGTAATATCCTTGTGTCTCCTGATAAAGACATGAAACAGATTCCTGGTCAGCTTTATGACATGAAAGAAACGTTCACAATCACTAAACAAGATGGACACGAATGGCATTTTATTCAAACGTTAGCAGGTGATCAAACAGATGGCTATGCTGGCGTACCGGGTTATGGTGTTAAAACGTCAGCTAAATTATTTGCTGAAGAGGGTTATTATTGGGAAACTGTTGTCAAAGCTTTTGAATCAAAAGGACTCACAGAGGAAGATGCACTACTCAATGCCCGACTTGCAAAAATACTCCATTGTGAGGATTATGACTTTGAAAGACAACGACCACTCAAATGGTTTCCCTCCCCCACCTGTTATCGAGCTAACACTGGAGCAGGAGTTTCAACTGAAGAAGATTGAAGCTTTGCTTGAAAAAGCTGATAAAGATGACATCATTACTGTGTTCATGGCATTGCAAGAGCAGTGCTACATTCTTCAAAACAACGTTGCCAATTTAGTTAAAAAATGGTAAACAAATCACCCTCCCATTACACCCGTGGAAACATTGAGGTGTGGGATTTTATTCGAGACCAAGGTTTAAACTATCATCTTGGTAACGCTATTAAATATATCTGCCGAGCTGGTTATAAAGACAGCAAAGTAGATGATCTAAAAAAAGCCATCCACTATTTAGAAAATGAACTTGAGCACACAAGCAATCGAATTCAGACAAGCATATGGGATCCCGAACAAATCGGAGAACCGGAGTATGCAACTGGCTTTGATCGATGAAGAGTATAAAGAATTCAAACATGCTCATGATTATGAGTCATATGAAGCATGTCTAAAAGAACTTGCTGATCTTGTTTATGTAGCGTATCAATACGCTGAGAACATGGAATGGGATCTGGACGAGGCAATGCATCGTGTCCACAAAAGCAACATGTCTAAGCTAGGATTAGATGGTAAGCCTATCCGTCGTGCAGACGGGAAGGTTCTCAAAGGACCAAACTATCAACCACCAACTCTCTCTGATTTACTATGACTTCCACTGAACTGAAAGAAAACCTCATCAAGCAATACAACGAGACTGTCGATAATCTGCGCCGCCTTGAGGGCGCTATTGCTGCTTGTGACCAACTAACTGAAGCTGAAAAAACCACCACTGAAGAAGAAGAAGACACCGATGCCTGATCTAATCTCTCGTACTGGGCGTGTCCAGTCTTGGATGGACAACCCTGATGGACGCTTGCCAGTGTCCTGCACTGTATTTGTTGTTGAAGACTCAATGGAGGGTCCCAATGGTATCGAAGCCTCTTGGCGATTTGTTTCTCACGCTTTGCGATATGGAGCGGGAGTTGCAGTACACCTCAGTGAATTACGACCACGCGGACATGAAAACGGTAGGGGACTCACTGCTTCAGGTCCAGTCTCTTTTGGACGAATCTATTCTTCACTTAACGAAACACTTCGCCGAGGAGGAATCTACAAAAACGGAGCTGTAGTTCTTCACCTCGATTTGAATCATGCAGATGCATTGGAGTTTATCCAAGCACCTCGTCAAGAACTGCCCTGGGTAAAGCGTTGTATCAACATTACCCGTAAATGGTGGGAAGCCTGTGAATTCAAAGAAGAACTCCTGTATGGAATCAAAAGTGGTGACATTTGGCTTAACAAAGTAAAATATGATTCCAAAGGAGAACGTATTCGTGGAAACGTGTGTCTTGAAGTGTATCTGCCCTCACGCGGTACTTGCTTGCTCCAACATATCAACCTTGGAGCTGCAAAAATCCAAGAACTCCCCGAAACATTTGTTCAAGGCATGTCCGAGTTGTGCGGATTGCATAGTAAAACTAATGTGGGAGAATCAGGGGAATACCTTGACTCAACGGTTGACCGACAAGTTGGTCTCGGGATCTTGGGACTTGCTAACCTTCTGCGACGATACGGAGTAACGTATGAGCAGTTTGGAGAAGCATTGGACCAAGTCCATTGGGGAGAAGTGGTACCTTCAGCAGCCTATGAAATTGCATCTGCCCTTAAGCATGGTATTAATGCTGCCGCAACAGTCGCTCGCGCTCATGATATGGTTCGAGCCTTTGCTATCGCGCCCACTGCCTCCTGCAGTTATCGAAGCACAGATCTGGATGGTTATACTTGCACACCAGAAATCGCTCCACCTATCTCTAAGACTGTCGATCGCGACAGCGGTACTTTCGGAGTACAAACATATGATTATGGAGACGTAGAAATCGCCTCTGAGGTAGGCTGGGATGCTTACAAACGTGTTGCCGATGGCATCATGCGTCTTTATGAATCCACTGGGCTTCTTCACGGTTATAGCTTTAACTCATGGAGTGATGTTGTAACTTATGATAATGAGTTCATTGAAGAGTGGCTGGATAGCCCCCAGACATCCCTTTACTATTCCCTTCAGGTAATGGGTGATGTCCAAGATAAATCAAATGCTTATGCTGCTCTTGAAGAAGCAGAAGTGGATGATTACTTGGCAAAACTTTTTGAAGGAACTGATGACCTTACTTGTGACTGCCAAGAATGACGAGCGCTTACACTCCGCTAACACGCGAACAAAAACTCCAGGCTGAACAGATTGTCCAGCTTGGTAATATTGCTGAAGCTATTCGTGCCGCCGCTGCTGGTGGAGATAGCTCAGCACAAATTGCGACACTTCAAGCTGAGCTGACAGTATTGACTTCAAACAATACAACGCTAGCCCAACAACTTGCTGATGCTAACCAGATGGTTGCTGAACTTCAAACTCAGCTTTCAACTGTTGCTGAAGGTGATATCACACCTGACAGCATTGCTGAAGTTATCGCTGACCTTGGAATTGAGGTGGGTGAAGGATGAATCCATATCAGAAACTGATGGCGCGAAAGCGTAAGTGGACACCAGTTCAAACCACTGCTGGTAAAGTGAAGGAGGGAGCAGAGGAAGCGATCTATCGTGCTCTTGCTCTCCGTCATATGGAACTACCTGTTGGAGATTTTATCACCGATGCTCTATCCACTGACGTTCCGGCTTTGGCGCGGGACATTCTTCGATCAAATGTTACAGACGAAGAAAACCACGACCTGGCTCTTGGTTACATCGCCAATGCTTACGGTGTTGATCCCAAAGCAGAAAAAGAAGCCATGGCGCTACGCCAAGCTTGGGTTGCGCATCCTGATCACACCATCCTTAAAGCAATGGTGGCAGAGCGTTCGATTTTCTTTGTTCTACTCCCGTTTTTCCGCGCTAATGGTGACTCTGGAATGCGAACCGTCTCTGCTGACATCAGCCGAGATGAACAGATCCACGTCGCAACAAACTCCATTGTTTGCGAAGAGTTGGGACTCCGACCGTCTCCTTCCTTGGACAAGCTCCGCAAAGCAACAATCCAATGGGTCATGGAACCCTTGAAGGTCGGGGCAGCCGATAAAAAAATTGACAAAAAATTTTGGACGGATTCCAGCGACCGTCTTATGTATGAGGGCAAAGCGCCCGAACTTTCTTTCACCAGGGCAGCGCGGATGCCCGCATTCTTTGAGCACTCGAACACTAATCTACCTATGTATGCTTAAACATTGTAAAAAATGCAATCAACTACCTTAAATCTGCTTGAAACCACCGGCATCGCTGCCAATGCCATGGTCTCTCAACTTCAAGAAGTATTTCCACCCGTCAATCCAAAGCCTAATGATTCGATGGAAAAAATTATGTATCAATCCGGGCAACGTTCAGTTGTTGAATGGATTCTAAAATATATGGAGGAGAACTGATGTGTTTCGGTGGTGGCTCTACTAAAGTAAGCGTACCAGCTCCTCCTCCTCTGCCTCCTACTCCTGCTGCACCGGTAGCACCAAAGCAGCCAGCTCCAGCACCACGTCAGCTTCAAGCAACGTCTGGTGAAACTGGTGTACGTGCTAAGACAAGTGAGCGGCAGCGCCTGGGTATTCGTAGAGGAACTAGTCAGCTGAAGATTCCTCTGAACGTCGGTTCACAATCATCAGGAGGACTTAACCTGTGAACCCTGCACGTCATAGATATAATGAACTGCAGACAGAACGTTCTCAGTTTCTTGATGTAGCTTATCACTGCAGTAAGTTAACTCTTCCTTACTTGATTATTCAAGAAGGAGATACAGCTACACATCGTCCTCTTAGAACACCTTGGCAATCAGTGGGAGCTAAGGCTGTTGTAACTCTTGCAAGTAAATTGATGCTTGCACTTCTCCCACCACAAACTACGTTTTTCAAACTACAGATCAGAGATGATAAACTAGGTGAAGAACTTGACCCACAGATTCGTAGTGAACTTGACCTATCGTTCAGTAAGATTGAACGTATGGTGATGGATCATAACAATGCTAGTAATGATCGTGTTGTTGTACACCAAGCTGTAAAGCATCTGATCGTTGCAGGTAATGCACTGATCTTTATGGGTAAAGATGGTCTCAAGAGCTACCCGCTCAATCGTTACGTTGTAGAACGTGATGGTGATGGTAATGTAATTGAGATTGTAACTAAAGAACTTATCGATCGTAAATTGATTGGTAAAGGATACGAACCACCTAAACCTAACTCCGTAAGTGCTGGCGGAGGGTTGAATGGTACCACCGGAGTCGGCACAATGGATGATGACGTAGAAGTGTATACGTACGTCCGTATGGAGAAAGACAGTGGTCGGTGGGTGTGGCACCAGGAGGTTGATGATAAGATCATCCCTGGTACCCGTAGCACCGCACCTAAGAGTGCTTCTCCATGGCTAGTCCTCCGAATGAACCACTTTGATGGTGAAGCATATGGTCGTGGTAGGGTTGAGGAATTCCTTGGGGATCTCAAGTCCCTTGAGGCATTGTCTCAGGCATTGGTAGAAGGCTCTGCAGCAGCTGCTAAGGTGGTCTTCCTTGTGTCACCCTCTAGCACTACTAAACCACAGACTATAGCCCAAGCTGGTAACGGTGCCATCGTTCAGGGTAGACCTGATGATGTCGGTGTTATCCAGGTGGGTAAGACTGCTGATTTTAAGACAGCATATGAGATGGCTAATCAACTTAGTCAACGTATCTCTGATGCATTCCTTGTACTTAACATCAGGCAATCTGAACGCACTACTGCTGAGGAGGTTCGCCTTACTCAGTTGGAACTTGAACAACAGTTAGGTGGTATTTTCTCACTGCTTACTACTGAGTTCTTGATTCCTTATTTGGATCGAACGATGATGGTACTGCAACGTAGCAACCAACTTCCTAAGATTCCAAAGAACCTTGTCCGCCCACAAATTGTAGCCGGTGTTAATGCACTGGGTCGAGGACAAGATCGAGAATCATTGACACAGTTTGTCACTCTAATTGCTCAGACTATGGGTCCTGAAGCACTTGCTAAGTACATTGATCCTAGTGAGTACATCAAACGTCTTGCAGCAGCACAAGGTATTGATTACCTGAACCTGGTGAAGACACCTGAACAGATCCAAGCTGAGACGCAGCAACAACAAGAAGCTGCACAGGCAATGGAGATGACAAAACAAGCTGGTCAATTTGCCTCAAGTCCTATGATGGACCCAAGTAAAAACCCGGAGATGATGAATGGAAATGAACAAGCCGGGGCAGGAAGTCCCGAAGGCGAAGACGCGCCGCCGGTCGGCTAAGAAACCTACGACTGTAGAAGCGCCACGTACTGAAGAGGTTCAGGAAAATACTATATCTAAGATGGCTAGTATGGAAGCACCCACCCTTAAGGTGGGGACACCTGAACCTAATAAGTATGCACCCAAACCCAAGGTTGGTACTCCCAGGCTTGGTCGTTCACCCAACTACGTAGAGAGTGTGGGT